TGATAGGACGTGTTAAGAGCAACGGCTCGAGAATTACGCAGACGATACCGGTCCAGTTCCTGGAGAGTTCTGCAACAAGATTCCAGATGACGGACGAGGTTGAGTACATCACATACAACCTCAGCGTATCAGGATCCACAACGACACTTGCGTTCGGTACGGCATCGACCGACGGATATATCGAGAAGGTTTACGGAATGTTATAAAAACAGGAGGATAACAAGATGAACATTATTACATCGATCAAGCTGGATTTCGGGAGAGAGACAGTCCCGATCACTGTTTTTGCGAAGCAGTACGATCAGGAGAGCCGACAGGTCGAGATCATTCCTTTGAACGACGGCCAAGCTTATACTCTTGAAGCCGGCATCACAGCCAGGATCGGAGCGACCAAGCCTGACGGAACGACGGTCCTTGATGACTGTACGATTACAGACGGTAAGATCTATGCAGATCTGACTTATCAGATGCTTGCAGTAGACGGTATTGTCTTCGCGGAGATCGGACTTTATAAAGGAACAGCTCTTCTTTCTTCACAGGTGTTCTATATCAATGTAAAGAAGGGAGCTTATGATGTTGACGCTCCGGTCAGCTCTGATGAGTTCAACGCTCTTGTTGCTGCACTTAATTCTGTTGAGACTATCAGCGCATGGGTAGAACCTGATGCGACCGGCGCTACAATCTATATCAGAGACAAAGACGGAACTGTCACGAGTGCTCATATTGACGGATATAACCAGATCAACAGCTGGGACGATATCAAGTATGCAGTAAGAGCAGGACTCGGCCCTACACTCTTCCCAGTCGGAACAGAGTTCACGGTTGAAAGAGAAACTGCCATCACTGCCGCAGTCGGCGAACACAACACAGGAGTTACAGCTGCAGCTGTCGACGAGGATATTTTCCTCCATGCTATGGGCGGAGCTCACAGCGGACACTATGAAGCAACTTTTGACGGCGATGAGTGGCATAAGGAAGACATGGAGACGATCGTCCTGGCCGACTTCGGCATCACGATCACAGGAACTCCGGAAGAAGGTGACAAAGTCATTATCACGGAGACTGCAGGCGATATCGCATTCGTTGTTCGCGACCATATCACGACAGCTGTCGCAGATGCTCTCAACCCTGCAGATGAGCACTACACCTACGGCATGATACTCGAAGCCAAGTACAACTACTCGAACACTTCAGGATCTCAGATAGGTATCCAGTTCGATGCAGCTGAAGCATTGTTCTTCTGCTCGGAGGCTCTTCCTGCCGGAACATATAACTTCACATGGGACTATGCGACCGGTCAGATGGTAAATGACACTTATGAGTTCACTCTTACTCAGGAAGTTCCTGCAGGCGGTCAGATCGTACTCGGCACAAACTCATCGAGCACAGCGATCACGAGCTGCAAGATATCAACATACGCTTCGCCGTCTTCTACCACTCCGATCGAGAACAATATCGTTGTTTCTGTAGGTTCAAGCGGAACATCTCTCGGAACGATCTCTGCAAGTACATCAACAGACGACGATCTCAACTGCGGACAGAGAATCATGTGGGGATCCAACAACTACGCGCAGAGCTGCGTCAGGCAGTGGCTCAACTCAGATAAGGGACTCGGCCAGGTCTGGACACCTACAAACAAGTTCGACAGACCGGCAACCTGGCACACATCATCCGACAAGGCATACAGAGGCTGGATGCACGGCTTCGGAGATGACTTCCTCGGTGCAGTGCTTACGGCAAAGGTTCCCTGCAGAACAAACTCTGTATTCGAAGTCGACAGCCTCGATGGAACAGAGTTCGGAACGAACGAGAAATATACTCTCAATGATAAGTTCTTCTTGCTCTCAAGGCCTGAGATCTACGGAACATGGGATTCTACATCGTATAAGGACGGTCAGCTCCTTGATTACTATAACGGTCTTACACAGGCGGAACTTATACACCGAGACAAAGGCGGCACTGCCCGCTATACTTGGCTTCGCTCGCCGAACCCGAGCTACGCTATCCATGTTCGCTACGTGACCACGGACGGTTCCCTGAGCTACTACAACGCGTTTTACTCCCACGGCGTGGCCCCCGCTTGTATAATCGGATAATCAGACAATCCGCCGCGTTAGCGGCGGGTAGAAAGGAACTACATGAGCGTTCGTGTAGGAGATAGAAAAGACGGAAAGTTACAAGTTCTCAACAAGGCGAGGATCCTTAAAAGGTACACCCTCGCTTTGTTGAAGAATGATAAATACTTTCCTAAGAGTGTTCGATGGATGTATGCACAGCCGATCCACCAGGAAATGAGAGCTGCATGTTTGTGTATTAGAAGAGCAAACGCAGTCAGAGTTTCCGACACGGTCAACCGAGAGAATGAGTTCAAATACCGCAGGATGCAGCAGGTCGAAGCATATGCTCACTTCGAAGCTCTGCTTGACCTGATAGATGATGTATATCTCGCAAGGTATATATCAGGCCGTCAGGCGGAACATTGGACGAAGCTCATAGTCGAAACGGAAGAACTCCTGAAGGCTTGGAGCAAGTCTGATCTTGAACGTTATTCTAATAAAGGGTAGTTGCTATCAAAGACGTTTTGGCTTCGCTCGCCGAACCCGAGCAACGCTAACAATGTTCGCAACGTGAACACGGACGGTTCCCTGAACAACAACAACGCGATTAACTCCAACGGCGTGGCCCCCGATTGTGAGAAATATGCCAGATTCAAGTAGTCCATAGTAGACCAAAGCAGTGCATCTCACACAAGGAGCAACTATCCTGTATCCGAAAGGAACGAAAAGTGCGGGCGACAGGAGCGTCTTTCGAGACGGTCTCCTTATCAGCGCCCGCTATCTATTTATGTCATACAAAGAAGCTCTTGATTTTGACAGTCTCTACAAGGGACTGACTCAGTGCTGCAGAAGCGTAAGATGGAAAGACAGCGTTGTCGGATATGAAAACAACGGTCTCAAGAATACTTACAAACTGAGAAAAGACCTCTTAAACGGTTCATATCAGATATCAAAGTATCAACGGTTCAAAGTATTCGAACCGAAGGAGCGCGACATCGTTGCCACGAGGATCCGAGACAGACAATTTCAAAGAGCGCTGTGTGACAACGGACTGTATGAAATGATAACGAGGTCGTTTATACGTGACAGCGGAGCTTGTCTGGAAGGACGCGGAGTAGACTACACCCTCAATCGCATGACTAAGCACTTGAGACGATACAACATCGAGCACGGCCGTGACGGATGGGTTCTGAAATGTGACATCAGGCACTATTTTCAGTCCATTCCGCACGATGTTGCGGAGGCTGCCATAAGAAAGCGTGTTCCGGATAAAGAGATTGCCGACAAAGCCTGCGACATTGTTGACTCGTTTGGAGGAGACAAAGGTATCGGACTGGGCTCGCAAGTTTCGCAGCTGATCGCTCTGGCGGTCCTTGACGATCTCGACCATTACATCAAAGAACGTCTGAAGATAAAACACTATATCAGATATATGGATGATTTCATTCTTATTCATCCGGACAAGGAATATCTGAAGACCTGCAGAAAAGTAATCGAAGCTAAACTTGAAGAGTTAGGTCTCGAACTTAATGAAAAGACAAAGATATATCCGCTGCGGCAAGGCGTGAAACTCCTTCAATGGAAATTTCAGATCATGCCCTCCGGGAAGATCCTGAGAAGGATGAACAAGAACAAACAAGGAAAGCAAAGAAGGAAACTTAAAAAGCTCTTTAAGAAGGAACTCGAAGGCAAATACAAGCCGGGAGTTGCCAAGGAGTCTCTCGTATCTTTTCTGGCTAACGCATCTCGAGGCGATACATATCACATTCGCAGAAAGATGACTTATTTCTATATCAAACAGGAGGAACACTTTAATGAACAACAACATCAACTTGAAAGACTTGGCAAGAGCTGAAGCTATTGTGGCAGCTCAGAGAGACGAGATGATGGACACTCTCCGCTCCAGGTATGAAAAAGCATGTGAAGAGCAGAATGCTGAAGATGCTGCAATGTTTGCCAGGAAGATCAGAAACAAGCTTCTGGAAAATTCCGACAATAAACTCGCATTAGACAGGCTCGGCCTCGTCGCTCCTTCAGGATCCACTTTCACAGCCTGGCTTTCATTCCTCAAGGCGCTGGGAAATGTTTTGACAGGCGCATGGGCAAAATACAGGCAGGCTCTCAGAGACCTTCCCGATCAGCCTGGGTTCCCGTTCAACATCGAATTTCCGACAGAGCCTACTTCGGAGGCCGAAGAGTGAAGGCACTCGAACTAATTGAGCGACTTTGTACCATCACAGAGCTGCAGGCCGAGATAATCAACGAGCAGGCAGCAATAATCGCTCAGTCAAACATAGATACAGAGATCGCGTCAAAATTGACGTGTTTGCGTAATTCCGCAGAGGAAGAGAAGAACAAACTCTCCGCTCCGGATGAATAACTATGCCCTCCTCGATATCGGTATAAGTCGCTGTGAGGCAGGTGCGGCCGCAAGACCGTGCCTGTCTTACGAGGAGAGAAAGGAGGA